ATGGTAAGGGAGCAGATGTACTAAGAGTATCTCAGACTATGGGTATGAATACAGTGCAAGGTCATTACCATACTAAGTTTAGTATAGGCTATTGGGCTAACCCAGATGATTTATTCTTTGGTATGCAAGTAGGTTGTTTGATTAATCAAAAGTCATTAGCCTTTAGTTATGCCAAAAATTTTTCCACCAGATTCATGCTAGGTTGTGGAATTATAATTGATGGCATACCAAGACTGCTACCCATGGTATTGGATAGCAATGGGGACTGGATTAAAAAAGTCGTTTAGACTTATTCTATCCCAACTAAAACAAAAGTTGAGGGTTTTATGTACTCTATAGGTATATGATTTGCTCTAGCGTACTTAATCTCCTCAGACAAGCCCTTACTGTCCTTCCATCCATCAAGCATTAAAACATACATTTGATTTGCAGCTGAAAGAAACGTAAGGTCAAACTCCATCCACTCTTCTGTACTAAGACTTATTAAATCTCCGTACTGTGCAATAGTGTGATGGTGTGTGATGGGACTATACACGTTAATCCCATCATTAAAAAGCAACAAAGCCTGTCGTGTGACTTGACCAAACCTCTGTAACTTCTCATCCTCACTACTCGTATTACTAAAACTATATGGAGTAGCTAAGTAAGAAATAGGTTTATGCTTGTTCAGTCTGATACTTCGTGCCTTTGTTGTTTTGGAAATAAATCCATAATTAACTAAAAGTTTTAAGTACCTTTGAGTATTGGAAACGCTTATTTTTTTACCAGAAGCAATTTCTCTAACAGAAGGTGATATATTATTTTTCTCAATATGAGAAGAAATATATTTGTAAACTCCTAACTGCTTAGTCGTTAGACTTTGAAAGTTGTTCTGCATTGGCTATTCCTCCTTTTAAATAATTTATCCTACCTTTAATAGATTTGCATCTCTCTTTTAAAGAAAACGAATAGCTTGCATTTGATTCAGCTTCACTTAGATACTTTATCATCTTAACTAACTTATCCGATGACATTAGCTCTTTTGCCTGGTCTAAATCAGGTACCTCTTGCCCAATCAGTTCTTCTATTTCGAAAACAAAACTATCTATTGTTTTTAAACCAGTTGCAATCTGAGTGTTAGCCTCACCATCTTTATCCTCTGTGGCTAACCCAAATAATGAACACAGACTGTATCTCCTGGCATAGGTAATTGCTGCACCAACTTTCTGAGAATCATTAAATGCGTCATCCATAACAGCAATAACGTGGCGTGATGTTATGCACTGGTCAGAACTTGAGTGATAAATTGTGGTCCTTAAAAACTGAGTAGTTTGTAATCTATCTCCAACAACATTATTTTCAAAATCCATTGCCTGGGTATATGATAAGCCATACTTAGCTCCCTGATTACAGGCTAATATAACATCATCTATACTAGCGTATGAGGATTTAAAATAAGTACTTTTTTGACTTCTAGTAGCTGTAACATTATCTGCCTGGAAGGCTACTAAGGCTTCAACTAAACTCTTAATTTTAACTTCTGTTTTTTCAGTCATGCTATTCTCCTTTATGGTTGGTGTTAGGCTTGTAACTTAAAGCCATTACTTCGTGAAACTTTTGCGATACGTTATTCCTTTCAAAGGCAATGGATTCTAATAATCGTTTAGCATCCATTATGATATTAGACAAAGCCATCTCCGAGCCTTGAGGTAAATCAATTTTAGTACATTGTATTTTAGTAACAGCTTCCAATGTGGTTTCTGCATACTGTAACCATGTAAGCTGACCTGATAGATAGCTAACAGATTTAAACTTCTGTTCCTCAGTGTAGGCATCAGCAGTTTCTCTTATCTTATAAATATCCATGCCCATGTTAAGATAGAAGTTATCTGAATATTTACTTGGTGTATTTTTAATCGTCATTATTTTTCCCTTCTCTAATTTTATTAAATAACTCCATAGTCCTATCAAACAAATCTTCTACTGCTTCCTTGCCTGATAGGGCATATAGTTTGGTCATATTAATCTGAATAATGTTTTCGATTTGAAATCGTTGTCTCCTTAACGATTCTCTTTCTACTATTTTAATATAATCGTTATCCATCTTGAGATACCTGTACTGTAGGCTTGTATCTTTCATCTTGCATTAAAAGGTCCCAAGCATAATCAATACAAAAGTCCTTTTTCTTTTCTTCTGATAGCAAAGGATTAACAATAGCTTTTGCATCCTCATAATAAGATTCTAATAAATCTGTGTTCCCATCATGGCTCATAGCTCGTCCTCCCTATAATCACAGTCTACACATACTAGACCAGCTGACGTTTCAAAGGCTATCCAGTCTGGAGCTATAGTGCTTCCACACTCTACACATCCATAGCCATATTTTGAATAGTGACCATGCTTTGAAAGCCAATCTTCAACACCTTGTTTAGTGCGTAATGCTTCTGTAGTTTCAGTTAAAAAATTATTTAATTTATCCATTTTATTTCCTTTCTAATTCATGCCGACTGGAGTAAGTATCCAACCGACATAACAAATTGTTAATATTATTATTAATTTTGCGTAGTCTAAAATCATTGTAACCATTAGGCTTCCTCTCTTTAAATTGTTTCTAATTTATATTTAGTTCTAACGTGTAGGCACTGTATATTGTGACCACCTGCATAAAAAGTTGAAAAAGAAAATCTACACTTTGTAATATAATCAAAGTTTTTAGTAACTTCCCATGCTCCCTCAATGTAGCCATCCAATCCATGTTCTATAAATACTTTCTTTGCTTTATAAATACTAAAATTCAGTTTCTTTTTAACGGCTACACCAATCTTTGATAGTTTAGATTTTGCTAACTTAGAAACTTGTTTCCTGATGTAATCTTCTTTGCACCTATAAAAATCTATTTCCCATTTGGAATAACCTTTCATATTAAGATACTGTGCTTTGAAATCAAGATACTGACTGTGTTCTGATATGTTTCTAGTTTTTACATGATATAGCCCAACATGATGACCAACCTTGTAATTATCGTCAGCTTGCATTTTTCTGAAAGCTGTTATTATAGGATGATGTTCATTTGAACCATCTGCTTTAATGTAACTAGAGTTTACTAAGAATTTATCTAAATCAAAAATCCTTTGAACTTGGTCTGCTTCCCACTTATCCATAAATGGTTTAGTTGAATCAGTAATGTCTTTTATAATAACTTCTAATTGATTATTCATAATTTTATCTTTCCTTGTTTGGTGGTTACCGATTAAAGCAACCACCGATTAATATTATTTATCTGTTAAAAAATTGTCATCTACCTCTACGTCTAGAAAACCTTTCTCTTGTTCCTCTAGTAGACATTTTAATTGTAAGAATAAGTTTTTATCCCTGATAGCCAATAATCTTTTAAGATGACTTTGATGGAAAACGACCTCTTTTTTCCATTCTGTATAATTATAAAATCTTTTTGTAATATAATCTATATTTGTTTCTTTTTTCATAATCTTTATCTTTCCTCTCTTTTAGTAAATTTTAATGGATTATCATCAAATCCAGGTAAGTCAAAAAAACTTCTTTCATCATTTTCACGATAGATTTCTTTAACAAGATTAGTCTTCAAGACACAATTATCATTGGTCATTCTTTTTACTACTGGATGGGTATAATCAAAGTATGTATTTTCTTGAAGGTTAATGTCCTCAAATTCATTTGCTACTACATCAATTACATATTCTCTTGTTTCATATACATATAATCTAAATTTTTTATTCATTTTATATTTCCTTGTTTGGTGGCTACCGATTAAAGTAACCACCTGGTTAATGTTATTTATTTTTTAGTTGCGTATTCAAGATATTGGTCAAGTAAATCTGTTTTTGTTACCTCGTCTATAGTAATTTCAGTACCACTCGCATAATCACCATTCATCTTAGAACTTATTTGCTTTTCTAATTCTGGATGGTCGTCTAAATCTTCCCATTTTAGATTAGCAGGAATATCGTAATTAACTTCGATGAAGTACTCTATTGATTCAGTTATTGTAATCATATGTTTATTAAGTTTCATTTTTATTTCCTTATATTAAAGTTAAGTCGTTTTGGATAAAACACTTTTTTGTTCGGCTCCTTGAAGTAATCTCCGAAGCTCATCACAGGCTCGCCATGTTGACTGTTGCTGTGTCCCTGTTATTGGCGTTGGCTAAATATGGAGCCTAGTATTTTTTGCCTCAAGAGAGACTGGTGATACTCTGTGAGAGCCAAACCAATCTGTGTTCTATCTGTTCTATTTGATATATACTAACGATATATATATGATAGTCAACAGTTAATTTAAAATAATTTTAAGAGCAGCACAAAGAAAGGGTTAAAAATGGCAGAATTAGAGGCTTTTTATTGTAAAATAAATAAAGATTTAAAGGACCAATTAAGGAAAAGAGCATCAAACGAACGGAAATCTATGGTCTGTTTGATACAGGAATTACTCACAGTTGGTCTACAGACAACCAGGAGAGTTGATGAGGATACTATCAGCAAATTAGTTGATGCAGCTCAGAGATTCAAAGATGGTAGATAATATTAATCCATTGCATTACAAATCTTCTAATATAGAAACAATAGATGCAATTAAGAGCCAAGTCAGCAAATCAGATTTCTGTGCCTATCTAAGGTGTAGTTGTCTTAAATACCTATGTAGAGCAGGCAAGAAGTCTTTAACAGGTGCTGACGAGGCTACAGTGGCGTTGGAGGACTATTCTAAGGCACAGTGGTATCTTAATAGACTGATACAGGAAGTTAGTGATGAAAGAAAAACAAGATAACTACAGGGTTAAGCCAAGAGGAACTTTTTGTATTCTCCCACAGCGTGCAGTCCTGGATATTAGGTTACAGCATAGACCTAAAACATTCCTAACATTCTGCTGCCTATGTAACTACGCAAACAGAACTGGACTGGCTTTTCCTAACCAATTAACTATGGCAAAAGACTTGGGTGTTACTCAATCTAATATTAGTAGACACATCAAACTTCTGATAGAATATGGTTACGTGCGTTACGCTTCAAAGAAGGGTCATAAGAACCTGAAGGGTAATAGATACTTCATTGTATTTGATGAGGAGGTTACTGAACAGCACGCTCTGTCTATACAGACTGCTAAGGATATGGATTCAATAGAGGAACCAGTTATCCACACCCAAGGACCTAAAACTACGGATAAAGAAGCAAAGATTAAACCTATAAATACAGGACGTATGAGTTCTGATGGAATACAACGTATGAGTTCTGACCTCATGAGTAATAGAGATTATAATACTAGATATAAACTAGTAGCTAAAGACATTATAAATGAATATAAAAAGAAAGTAGAAAGTACTTATGGTCATACTATTATATACAAGCAAGAACATATAGCATTAGTAGAGAGTTGGTTAGCTAATGGTTATACTAAAGAGTACCTGAATAATAGGATAGCTAGTATCATTGACTACAGGGTATCTCACTCAATGGATAGCATCAAGTCTATCGTATACTTTAAGAGTATCTTCACTAAGAGTTCAGAGCCTACTGCTCCAATGAATGATACACAGCAACTAAACAATCTTATTAAGAAGTTTACTAATACACATAAGATAAGGTAACCATCAGTACACTGATTATCATTACACTGCATAGAATACTAAAGGAACAAAACGTGAACAAACAGTGAACGCTCTAAACCTTTAAGCGATGGCTACATTCCAATTACAATACCGAACGTTCGTTCTGTTTGCCTCTGCTTTCGCCACGCTAACTCAAAGAACAAAAGGTGAACGGCTCCGTGGAACAGACAGGGAACACGTTAAAAATAATTGCGTTTACGTTCTTGGTTTGTTCTCCAGTCAGGGAGAGAAAAAAATAAATGCGTGGAATTGGACCCCTTAGGGGAGGGGGGGTCTGTATATATATATGGGTACCTCACACATTTTTTTTGCAATAATTTCAGAAATGGTTTATACTATCCTAGAAATATAAAAAATAGGAAATATGGTAATGAAATGTTGGCATTGTAATAGTGAATTAATTTGGGGTGGCGACCACGATATTGAAGAAGAAGATGAAAACTTTTGTATCGAAACAAATTTAAGTTGCCCTAAATGCGAAGCCTTTGTTTTAGTCTACCTGCCAAAAGATGAAAGGAAATAATATGTCAAATGGTCCTACCCACAGTAATCGTAATTTTAAAGTTATGAAAACTATCACACTACAAGAAGGTGAATATATCGTAGAGGAATGGAATGGTTCTAACTGGAATGATTCTACAAAGTCTAGAGATTTAGTACCAGGTGCTAAAGATATAAAGGTCTACAATAAAATTGATGACCCAGATAGGTATAATAAAGGTGAAGTTGTTGCGTTTTTCCGAGTGTTTGAAAACAAGCCAAGAACTGAAAACAATACCTATTCAAAGCCTGAAGTAAAAGAAGATAGTTTTGATGACGAAATCCCCTTCTAGCGTTAAAAGAATTGTAAAACCTCCTCTGGATAGGTTCGGTGGTATCCGAGTTGTGCAGAGGAGAATACAAAAGAGTGAAATTATTGAGCATAGTAAGGACAAAGTTGCTCAGGAATTGATAGATATTGCGACTGCTAACATCAATGACATCGTTGACTGGGATGATACTGGCTATGTTAAGGTTAAAAATGCTGCTGATATTTCTGAGGCAGCTATTAAAGCTATTAAAAAGATTAAAATGACACCGACAGCACTGGGTCCACAGATAGAAGTAGAGTTACACGACAAGGTATCTGTGCTTAGAGTGTTAGCAAAAGCCTCTGGATTGCTTGAACAACAAGAAAATATGGATAAACCATCGGTAGTTGGCATCATAATGCACGGACCAGCAGAGCCAATCGTAGATATTGAGGGAGATTATGTTGATAAAACTGAGGAGAATGAACAAACAGGAGCAGACGACAGTACAAAACCTAATACTAAAAAAAAGAATAAGCTATAAAACGTGTGCGAGGATGTCTGGGTGTGATGTTTTAAAGTTTAGAAAGCTCATTACTGGTGAACAATTAACCTCTGATGATAAAATTAAAGACATGATAGAGGATTTAAAGTCTTATGAGTGACGCAATAACGAATTTAAAGCTAGATTTTTCTACATCTCCTACAGTTTGGAATTTTTTACAGGACAAATCCTTTGTTAGAGGGATAGTAGGTCCAGTTGGTTCTGGTAAATCCTACGCCTGTGCAGCTGAGATTATGTTAAAAGCAGTTAGTCAGGTTCCGTCACCAAGAGATGGGATTAAGTACTCACGTTTTGTTGTTGTTCGAAATTCTTATCCTGAATTAAGGACCACCACTATTAAGACTTGGCAGGAATTGTTCCCTGAAAACATCTGGGGTTCGTTCCGATGGTCACCACCACTGACACATCACATCAAATTACCAGCAAGAGATAATGCTCCAGGCATAGATTGCGAAGTTATCTTCTTAGCTTTGGACCAACCTAAAGATGTAAGAAAACTTCTTTCAATGGAACTTACTGGTGCTTGGGTGAACGAGGCAAGAGAGTTACCGAAGGCAGTTATTGATGGATTAACCCACAGGGTAGGTCGATATCCAACTCTATCCGATGGTGGTGCAAATCCTTGGC